AATACTCCAATGGGTAAGATTGCATCTTCACTTCTTGATGAAGGTGTAATGTTGGGTGTTTCTTCTCGTGGTGTTGGATCACTTAAAGAGGATCACGATGGTTGTAAAGTAGTCGGTGAAGATTTTATGCTCGCAACTGCTGCTGATATCGTTGCTGATCCATCTGCACCTGATGCTTTTGTATCAGGAATCATGGAAGGAAAGGAGTGGGTTTGGGAAGGTGGTATTCTTCGTGAAAAACTCGCAGAAAAAACTCAAAGAAAAATTAATACTCTTGTTGATCAAAAAAGACTAGAAGAGAATAAATTGAATTTATTCAATGAATTTCTTTCAAATCTTTAAATTATAAATAAATATAGATTAAATATACAAAATCTAAAACAAATGTCCGTTGGTAGCAATTTACAAGAAATGGAAAACGTAGTAACCAAAGGAGCTGCACCTGCTGAGCCAATGACTTCGGCTGGTATTCCAGTTGAAGACCTCGGTGGTCCAACTCCAGAAAATTATAAGTCCGATGACGATTCGGCAAAACTCAAAGAACCCGGTTCAACTCTTGCTCAAGTCAAGAATGTGGTTAATAAAGGAGCGAAAGCTGCCGAAGCCATGCCTGCTGGTGTTAAAGAGGAAACCGAAGAGGAAGAGGAACTTGATGATGTAGAAGTAGATGAAGACGAAACCGAAGAGGAAGTAGTTGCAGAGGTTGCCGACGAACATGAAGAAGTGGAAGAAGAAGTAGAGGAAGAGTTTGATATTGAAGAAGATGTCAACGCTCTCCTTGCAGGTGAGGAACTTTCTGAGGAATTCCAAGAGAAAGCCCGCACTATCTTTGAAGCAGCAATTAAATCTAAAGTTGCAGAAATCAAAGAACAAATTCAATCACAATATCAAGAGCAACTTGTAGAAGAAGTTGCAGAAATCAAATCAGAACTTATAGATCGTGTTGATGCATACCTTGAGTATGTTGCTGATGAGTGGGTTCAAGAAAATGCACTCGCAGTTGAGCACGGTCTTAAGACTGAGATGACTGAATCATTCCTTACAGGAATGAAGAGTCTTTTTGAAGATCATTATGTATCCATTCCTGAAGATAGATATGATGTTATCGAGAGCATGGTAGATAAACTTGATGAAATGGAAGAAAAACTCAACGAGCAAATTCAAAGAAATGTTGCTCTTAATAGAAGATTAGCCGAGTCAGTTGCCGATGTAATCTTTGCAGATGTCGCTGAGGGTCTTGCACTTTCTCAGAAGGACAAACTCGCTTCTCTTGCCGAAAATGTTGAGTTTGAAAGTGAAGAGACCTATCGTGAGAAACTAGTAACCTTGAAAAATTCTTATTTTTCAAATACAGCAACTAGTGCTCAAAGAGAAGTTGCTGAAGAGATTTCTGAGTCAGTAGAGCAATCGACTGGACAAATTTCTCCACTTATGGAGTCATATCTCTCAGTGTTAAGCAGAACTTCCAAAAAGTGATTTTTAGATCATAATCAAACAACAATTTTTTCCAAAGAGGTAAAAACAATGCAAATGTTCAATGCCGAACATCTGCAGGAGAAGTGGGCACCCATTCTTGATTACGATGGCATGGATCCAATTAGAGATTCACATCGTAGAACTGTAACCGCTATCCTGCTCGAAAACCAACAAAGAGAGATGCAAGAGGAGCGCAATTTCCTCTATGAAGCTCCAACAAATGTTACAGGATCATCTGGCGCTACCGCAGGTTTCTCAGCTAGTGCATCTTCACCAAGTGCTGGTTTTGACCCTGTTCTGATCTCACTGATCCGTCGTTCAATGCCTAACTTGGTCGCTTATGACCTCGCAGGCGTACAACCAATGAATGGTCCTACTGGACTTATCTTTGCAATGCGTTCACGTTACACTAATCAGAGTGGAACTGAGGCATTCTTCGACGAGCCAGATAGTGCATTCTCTTCAAGAGGAACCACAGCAAACGCTGGTGCTCTTGGAAGTGGTTATGTATCTGGTTCTGATGGTTCATCCGTTGGTTTTGGAACCACTGCCGCTCAGTCAGGAACGAATCCAGCTCTTCTTAGCCCAGATTCATCTGCTCAACAGGCAGCATACACGCTTGGTCGTGGTATGGACACTGAAGATGCAGAAGCTCTTGGTGAAAGCGGTGGAGCAGCTTTCAACGAGATGGCATTCTCAATCGAGAAAGTCACCGTTACTGCAAAGTCACGCGCACTGAAGGCTGAGTACTCATTAGAGCTCGCTCAAGACCTTAAGGCAATTCATGGTCTGAATGCTGAAGCGGAATTAGCAAACATTCTCTCAACTGAGATTCTTGCTGAAATCAACCGCGAAGTCATCAGAACCGTTTATAAGGCTGCTAAGTCTGGTGCTCAAGCAAACGTTGCAACTGCTGGTAAGTTTGACCTCGACGTTGATTCCAACGGTCGTTGGTCTGTTGAGAAGTTTAAGGGTCTGATTTTCCAGATCGAGCGCGATGCAAACGCGATTGCCCAAGAAACTCGTAGAGGGAAGGGCAATATGATTCTCTGCTCCGCAGACGTTGCTTCCGCCCTTACCATGGCTGGTGTTCTTGATTACACTCCAGCACTCAACGCCAATCTCAATGTTGACGATACTGGTAACACCTTTGCTGGTGTTCTTCAAGGCAAGTATCGCGTATACATTGATCCATATTCGGCAAACGTTGCTGCTAACCAGTATTACGTTGTCGGTTATAAGGGTTCTTCACCTTATGACGCTGGTCTCTTCTACTGCCCATATGTTCCTCTCCAAATGGTTCGTGCCGTTGGTGAGAACTCCTTCCAGCCTAAGATTGGCTTTAAGACCCGTTATGGTCTTGTCGCCAACCCATTCGCTGAGGGAACCACTGCTGGTGCAGGTCGTATCACTGCTAATAGCAACCGCTACTACAGAAGAGTACAAGTTCTCAATCTCATGTGATCTCGATTCACATATCTATCTGAGGGTCGAAAGACCCTCTTTTTTTTATCTAAATAAAAATAAATGTATAAAAAAATGAAACCAACACCAAAAGAATCTAAAGTAATTTACGAATATTATGAAAGAGTGGTAAATCACCTCATTGCAGAAGGATATGCAGACAATAAAGAAAATGCAGAAAAAATTATCAGCGGCATGAGCGAAGATTGGTATAATTTAATTATTAAAGAATAATAATTAATTTATAGATGAATTAAAATGTCATTTGCCGCAAAACAGATAGGAAATAGAAATTTTCTATCTCCAATTGGATTTAAATTTACAATTGCTAAAAACAATAAAATAGATTTTTTTTCCAATACTGCTAGAATTCCTGGTATAACTTTAGGAACTGCGTTACAATCAACGCCACTTAAATTTTTAGATGTTCCTGGAGATATATTAACTTATGAAGATTTTGATTTAGATTTTTTAGTAGATGAAAATTTAGAAAATTATCTCTTAATACACAATTGGTTAAAAGGGCTTGGATTTCCGAATAATCAACAAGAATTTACAAATTTAGTTACAAATGAAGATGGAATAATTGATAATAAACTTCAATTTAGTGATGGAACGCTTTCAATATTAAATAGCAATTACAAAGAAGTTGCAAGCGTTAAATTTAAAGATCTATTCCCAGTTTCTTTGACCGCTTTAGATTTTACAGCTACCGATACAGATATTAACTACTTTACAGCACAGGTATCTTTCAAGTATACTATCTATGATATAACCACATCAAAATAAAATGACCCTTGATGAAATTCAGGAGATGTGGCAGAGAGACTCTGTTATTGATCCCGATAATTTACACGATGAATCTTTAAAAATTCCTCAACTGCACTCAAAGTATTATACGATTTATAATACGATTACTTTGTTGCGTGAAAAAGCAAGAGAGACATACAGTAAAGTAAGACTTGAAAGGTATAATTATTACACAGGAAAGGCACCTATAGAGGTCTATGAAGAAGAACCGTTCCCCTATAAGGTTAGAGATAAAGACGCCTTACAGAGGCATATGGACGCTGATGAGAGGTTGAATAGAATAGACCTCAAGATTCGTTATTATGATATTATGCTCAAATTTTTAGAAGAAGTTATCAAGACTGTTTCTAACAGAACGTTTCAAATTAAAAATGCAATTGAATGGCATAGATTCCAAGCAGGATTTAACTGAGGTAATAAATATTCACAGGTGAAACTTGTGAGTAATGTCTCATTTGGTGATATCAAAAAAGAATGAAGTTTATCTTCAAGTAAAAGCAGAACCGCACGTCCATTACGAACTTGCAGATCAATTCACATTTGACGTGCCAGGTGCAAAGTTTATGCCTCAGTTTCGAAACAGATACTGGGACGGAAAAATACGATTGTTTAATTCACAAACTGGTGAAATCTATGTAGGTTTATTAGATAAACTAACTAACTTTTGTGAAAATCACGACTATACTTATGAGTTTATAAACAATAAGTTTTATGGTCTTCCTTTTGAAGTCAATGATATGATTTCAAAAGAAGGAGTCAAAGATTATATGAAATCTATCTGTAAGTATGTTCCCCGCGAATACCAAGTTGAGGGAGTATACGACGCTTTAAGACATAATCGAAAGTTGTTGATATCTCCAACTGCCTCTGGAAAGTCATTGATGATATACTCGATTGTGAGATATTACGTTGAGAAAGGACAAAATACTCTGATAGTCGTTCCGACGACATCCCTTGTAGAGCAGATGTATAAAGACTTTGCAGATTATGGGTGGGATGTTGGTTCATACTGTCACAAGATTTATGCTGGAAAGGAGAGAGAAACAGACTCACAGGTGATCATTACGACCTGGCAGTCTATCTACAAACTTCCTCGACAATATTTCTCAAGATTTAATGTGGTCGTAGGAGATGAAGCACACCAGTTTAAATCAAAGTCACTAGTATCTATAATGACTAAGCTTTCTGATGCAAAATATCGTTATGGTTTTACCGGCACGCTAGACGGCACGCAGACACACAAGTGGGTTTTAGAAGGTTTGTTTGGGCCATCTTATAAAATCGTTCGCACAGATGAACTGATGCAAAAGGGTCACGTTGCTAAATTGGATATTAATATTCTGCTATTGAAACACCCACCAAATAGATTTGAAACATTTGAAGATGAAGTTCAATATATTATCAATCACGAGAAACGAAATAAGTTTATTAAAAATCTTGCCCTTGATCTTAAAGGTAATACTTTAATTTTATTTTCCAGAGTCGAAGGTCATGGTCAACCTTTATACGAACTCATAAATAATAGTATAGTTGAAGAACGTCATGTATTTTTTGTACACGGTGGTGTAGATACGGAGGATCGAGAAAAAGTTCGAGAAATTACAGAAAAAGAAAGCAACGCAATTATTGTTGCATCTTATGGAACTTTTTCTACTGGTATTAATATTAAAAATCTACACAACGTAATCTTTGCATCTCCGTCTAAATCAAGAATCCGTAATCTCCAATCGATTGGAAGAGTTTTAAGAAAGGGAGACAACAAAACAAAGGCAACTCTATATGATATTGCCGATGATATTAGTTATAAATCAAGAAAAAATTATACACTTAATCATCTTATTGAAAGAATTAAAATTTATAACGAAGAAAATTTTAACTATGATATTATAAACATACCGCTTAAAAACTAATGGGAGAAGAGTTTTACGCGTCAATAAAATTAGTAACTGGGGAAGAAATATTCTCATTAATTTCTATTGACGACAATGATGGAGATCCGATTATCATACTTCAAAATCCAGTCATTATTAAAATGATTAACTCAAATAAAGGGTCAT